ATTTGGGGCGATACTGTTATTGAGAGACCTACCGATAAGATATCTCCTGATGGTGTTCACCCAACCTATGCTGGTTATAAAGAGATAGCTGAGAAAACAAAATGATTAAAATTTATCTAGACATGGATGGCGTTCTGTGCGACTTTGAAAAATCATTTTCTAAGTTTCGTGATCCCAAAGTCAAGTATGATAAGAAGATCTTTAGAGAAGCTGTTATGACTCATAAGATTTTTGAAGATCTTGAGTATATGCCAAACGCATTAAAACTTTTGAATGAAGTTAAGCGATTATCAGTTGATGTTGAGATCTTAACGTCAGTTGGAACGCATGATCCAATGCAGGGTGCTGAAGCTGCAAGGCAAAAAACTCTTTGGCTTCAGAGACATGGCATTACCTACAAACCAAACTTCGTTCGTATGTTTTCTGAGAAAGCAAATTATGCAACGCCAACTAGCATCATGATTGATGATCGCCCAGATGTTATTGCTCCATTCAACAGAGCAGGTGGTCACGGTATTACCCATGAAGACAAGTACGTTGACAAAACAATTAATCTTATGAATGCGTTAGTTCTACAAATAAATGCGATGAGTGTATTATGAATATATTTTATCTTGACGAGAATCCACAAACCTGCGCACAGATGCATCTAGACAAACATGTCGTTAAGATGATCCTTGAATATGCGCAGTTGCTTTCTACTGCACATCGTCTTCTTGACGGTGAGTTGTATGTTGAGAAATCTAAATCAGGTAGAAATATTGATCGCTATGCTTTACCTGATCCTGAGTTAGAAAAGCTACTATTTAAAGCATCACACGTTAAGCATCCATCTGCTATTTGGTGTCGTGCTAATGTTCAGAACTATATGTGGCTTGCTGAACTTCTTGAGTGGACTTGCGTTGAGTATACTCATAGGTACGGTAAGGTACATAGTGTTGAGCGATCTGGCTTAATGCAAGCTCTTAAGAATAATTTTCCACGCAACTTGCCAATCGGTCCACTGACAGCGCCACCACCTGCTATGCCAGATGACTGTAAGATTGCTGGAGATTCTTTAGGATCTTATCACAAATATTATCTAGAGAAGAAAAGACCATTCGCTAAATGGACTAATCGTCAAATGCCAGATTGGTTCTCAAAAGCTCTAAATAAATTTAATGAATCGTGTTATATCTTAAGCGATCAAAAGCGTAACCGTATTGTTTCTATGTCAACCTTGTTAATGACTGCTTAATGCCGACCTATACTTTTAAAAATAAAGAAACTGGTGAAACCTTCGACCAGTTCATGACTATTGCCTCACGTGAACAATTCCTGAAGGAAAATCCAAATCTAGAAACTATTATTTCTGGCGCACCCATGATGATGGATCCAGTTAGAGCGGGAGTGCGTAAAGTAGATAATGGGTTCAAGGAGGTATTGCAGAAGATACATAGCAGAACACCAGGGAGTAAACTAGATCTATAATAACAAACAAGGAGCAATCAATGGCGAAACGAGCACCAGCTCAGCAGCACTCAGAAGATATTATCCCCATTGAGCAAGGAAAGCGAAACGGGATTCAATCTACGAATACACTAAGAATCCGTATAGATCATTTAAAGACTTTTGACCCACTCACTGATAATCAGAAATTATTTTTTGATGCATATAAACGTGGGGATTATTTTATTGCGCTTCATGGCGTAGCGGGAACTGGTAAAACATTTTGTGCTTTATATAAAGCGATTGAAGAGGTTCTCGATAAATCAAATCCATTTAATAAAATCATTGTCGTTCGTTCTGCAGTTCAGTCAAGAGAAATCGGTCACTTGCCTGGAGATGTAAATGAAAAGATGGAAATCTACGAGCAACCATACCGACAGATTTGCGAAACTTTATTTGGTCGCAAAGATGCATGGGACAGACTTGAGGAACAAGGACATATTACTTTTATTTCTACATCGTTTATTCGTGGTATGAGTTTTGATGATGCTATCATTATTGTGGATGAGATGCAAAATTTAACCTATGAGGAAATTGATACGGTAATGACTCGTGTTGGTTATCGTTCTAAGATTATCTGGTGTGGTGACTATCGACAGACCGACCTAAATAAAAGAAAGAACGATATGTCTGGTATCTTAAAGTTCTTTGATATCGCTATGCATATGAGTGCATTTACCAGAATTGAATTTACTCCAGATGATATTGTAAGAAGCTCGCTGGTGAAAGACTATATTTTGGCGAAACTAAAATATGAAGATCTAGTTAAACCAACATAGGAGATAACCATGTTAGAAACCCTTTTCTTAGTTTTGATTGGTGCACTTATTGGCTGGCATTTTCCAGAACCAACATGGGCAAAACTCATTAGAGAAAAAATCTTATCGGTATTAAAACCAAAGGCATAATTTGATAAATCATATACATCATGATATTCCCAAACTTGAGCGTAAGACTGGACCCGATGGTTCGCGAGTTTACTCAACACCTTCGGGTCAATCCTATCCAAGCGTCACATCCGTCACAGGATTGCTTAACATCCAATCAATCATGGAGTGGCGAAAAAGAGTTGGGGATGAAGCAGCAAACAGAATCTCAAAGAAAGCAGCAAATAGAGGAACAAGAATACATTCTCTATGCGAAAAGTTTTTGCTCAATGAGGAAGTCATACCAGATATGTTTGATCACGCCATGTGGAAGTCGATCGAACCATACTTGGGTAGCATAAACAATGTCCATGCGTTAGAGACACCATTATATTCTGATCACCTTCAGGTTGCTGGCACTGTAGATTGCATAGCTGAATATGAAGGTAAGTTATCCGTAATAGATTTTAAGACATCATCTCGTGTTAAAAGTAGAGATGATATTCATAGTTACTTTATGCAATGCTCAGCGTATGCTGTTGCATTCGAGGAATTGACTGGGATTCCAGTTCCCAGAATAGTTATTATCATGGCAGTTGATGATAACGATCCTCTCGTCTTTAAGGAAAAGAGAGATGCCTGGATCGGTGGCTTTAAATCTCTTAGAGAGGATTTCAGAAAATGGAAAAACTATTAACGCTAGTGGCTTTCTTGCCATTCACCGTAGCTGCTCAAACAAGCGTAACAACTGTTACTTTAGAACACCTATGCGCAGATACAAAGTACACATTCCAGCAATTGGAAAATAAGTATGGTGAAACCCCAGTTCTAAAGGCTTCTATGCCAGGTAATGAAAACATGGTAATAAGTGTTTGGCATAATAAAGAAAACAGAACAACAACTATTGTTCAAACGTCAATGTTGCAAAATCTTTCCTGCGTTTTATTTGCAGGTGAAGACGCAAGGTTGATTTTCAAGTATGATTAGGTTATACTAATAATCGTCATTAAAAAATAATATAGGAATTTCTCCTATCATTTGTATTATTAATGAATAAGTATTTTATGCGGTGGTCGAAGTTGACCACCATTTGTTTTTGACTAAGGAGAAAATATGAAAACTGTAGGTGATAAACTTGATGCATTTGTCGTAACTGGTATTAACCCAGGAAGCGATAAGTTCTTTGATATTACAGAAAAATCTTTTGAAGGCAAATGGAAAGTAATTGTATACTATCCAAAAGATTTTACATTTGTATGTCCAACTGAAATTGTAGCGTATGATAAACTGTTCCAAGACTTTGCTGATCGTGACGCAGTTCTACTAACTGGTAGCACTGATAACGAATTCTGTAAACTTGCTTGGCAGAAACATCATGAGGATCTATCTAAGATCAAGCATATTCAATTCGCAGATACCAGTCGCGATTGGGATAAATCATTAATCGATCAGCTTGGCGTTTTCTATGCGCCAGCAGGTGCCGCACTTCGTGCTACATTCATCGTTGATCCTGATAATGTTATTCAACACATTACCGTTAATAACTTAAATGTTGGTCGCAATCCAGAAGAAACTCTTCGAGTTCTAGATGCACTTCAGACTGGAGAGTTGTGCGCTTGTAACCGTACAGTTGGTGGAGAAACTCTATAATGGCTTTCATAGATGTTGTTAAGGATGCATTACCAGAATACGCAAAAGACGCAAAGCTAAATCTTGATGCTGTTCTTTTGCGCAGCACTCTTGATGCGGATGAGGCGATGGGTTGTGCTGTCGCTGCTTTAGCTGCTACTGGTAATGGCAAATTATTAAGTGTTTTGTTGGCAGATGCTCCAGCTGATGCGAATGCTGCTATGACTGCTGCTAGTTTAATGGCGCAGAATAATGTTTGGTATCCATATGTTGAGATGGCAGAAGATCCTGCTCTTGCTGGTCTACCTGCTCAACTTCGTATGAATGCTATTGCGTCGCATGGCGGTACTACTAAGGAACGATTTGAGTCATACTCGCTCGCTGCATCTATTGTGGGTAAGTGTCACTTCTGCGTGAAAGCGCATTATGATGGCTTGAAGAAAATGGGCTACACTGTTGAGCAACTTCGTGACATTGGTCGCATTGCTGCTGTTATGAATAGTGTCGCCAAGGTTCTAAATAGTTAAATGAGTAATCTAATTCTTTTTCTACTGTTAGTTGTTCTGCATTCTTACTGGGTGTATAAACTGGTAACATATGACTGGAGCAATTTCGAAGAAGATAAAAAGAATTCAGATTTTTAGAATTGTTGTAATCCCTTC